ATGGAAACGATGCGCTATACGGTGCATCGGGCACGTTTCGCGCAGGCAAAAAAAAAGCCTCGCCTTTCGGCGAGGCTAGGTGATCTAGGTCATCGTGCTATCGCGGCCTTCAGTTCGGCCTTCAGGCGACGGGCATCGTCGCCGCGCCATCCGTTCGCGTTGGATAGGAAATACAGCGCCGCGTCCCGGGCTGTCTCATGGCCCCATGGCGCTAGCATGTGCTGCAAGTACGGGAGGGCATACGGCGAGGGCTTGGCCCATGCCTTGCGGATGTCATATGCGATGTCTGCGATACTGCGCATTGTCTTTTCTCCGGTAGGGAAGGGGCCGCCTTGCGGCGGCCCCCAGTCGGCCTAGGCCTTTTTCACGTTGGCAAGCTTCAGCTTCACGATGGCGGCGGCAAGCTGCCGTATCGCGTCCGGCACGTCGAAGCCCTCTTCGACAAGCTTCCCGATCAAGGCCGGGACATCGCCGAGCTTGCAGGCCTTGACGCGGTCCGCGATGGGCTTGGATTCGTCCGTGCCCTTCCGCGTCATGCGTCCGTTAGCCTTGTTATCGGCGGCGACCATGCCGCCGTAGCAGGCCGAGTCGAACTTGTTCAGCATGTCCGAGAAATCCTGCACAGCTTCGGCACGGACCGGGTTGTCCTTGCCGAGCGCCGCCTTGGCCTGTGGCGTCAGACACCGGAAGTCGAAGGCCGAGTAGCCGACCGCCTTGGACAGGCGCTGCGTCCGTTCTACCTTGGCCGCGTCCGGCGCTGTGGCAGCCTTGCCGCCTGTGCCATACATGCTATCGAACTTCATCGCGAAGCCCTTCTGGACTTCAAGTCGCGGGAAGTTAACGCCAGCTTCCGTCAGTGCCGCGTCCAGCTTGGCCCACTGCGGGAACCCGGTCGCCGCATTGTAGGCCGCGCCAATCGTGGCCCTCATGCGGTCCGCGACCGCCAGATAACTGTCATGGCAGGCCGCGATAGCAGCGCCAGCTTCGATGCCGTTCGGGAACGGCAGGGCCTTAACTTCGATTCCCTTTGCAGGGGCCTGCGGCTTTGAAGGCGCCGTGCCTTTGGTGAGCTTCGTCATGTTGCACTCCATTGTGCGTTGTTACCGGTGCATGCCAATGCGGCAGCGCCTTCCGGTGTCGTTACTTTGGGGGGGCTCGCATGCGTTGTAAAGGTTCTAACGGATTCCAGCGCACTGGAATCGGCATCGTGGCGGCGCGGTCGGTGGCGGTCGGCGCGGTGCGGAGCGTGACCCCACCGTGCCCCGGGGGGCCAAGCTGCGTTTACCTCCTGCTCGGCTGCGCCTCGCAGTTAGATCCGCACAAACAACCCCAACTTTTCCAAAACTCGGCCCCCCACCCCCCTTCATATAGAAAGGCCCCCCTTGCAAATTTGGTCCCATGTGGTTTTTTATGTATATTTCGCTGTAACGTGGAGCGGAGGCTCTTACGCATGTTGGTTCCTGATATAGAAGAACTTGTACCGTTGCCTGCAAAGGCAACTGATGCCCTGCCTGACCTTTCACCAAGTGAAGAGTTGGAGGTCAGGGCGCGGACTATAAAGCTGATATCTGATCTGACTGGCGAACCGATCCTTCCATCGGTGCGTGGGGCAGAGACTGCGCAGGAACTAGCCAAGAAGATGACCGAAGACCCACAGCTTCGGCCTGACTTTGCGCAGTACGACAATGATGTTGTGGCGTTTCTGGCTGGGCTGGTGCGACAGAGCAACGTCCAACTGGTCGATGACCTGTCTGAGTTCAAGCTTTTCGTCGTCAACAACCTTGTTAAGGAGTATGCGGTTGCCAAGGACAGCAAGTCCCGCATCGCTGCACTGACAAAGTTGGGCGAAGTAGATGGTGTGGACGCCTTTAAGAAGCGAAGTGAGGTCACGCACATCATCAAACCGCTTGAAGAGGTCGAAAAAGAGCTTCTTTCTGTCCTAGAAGGTATCGAATACCGGGTTATTAGCGACAACGATGCTCCAATTGACGCCTGACAACCTGCAAAAGCTGCGCACGGCGCTGCCTACGATGCCCGAGAAGGAGAAGCGGCGCATCGCGGACCTGTTAAAGCAGTATCAGACGCAAGTTACGCAGCGTTTAGGGCGCGATTCCTTCCTAGACTTCATTACTCACGTCTATCCCGGCTACAAAGTCGGTCCGCACCACCGCAAATTGGCGGCGATCTTTGAAGATATAGCTGCTGGCAAGAAGAAAAGGGTCATCGTCAACATCGCTCCGCGTCATGGCAAGTCGGAGATGATCAGTTACTTGGCCCCGGCGTGGTTCTTGGGCAAGTACCCGCAGAAGAAAGTCATCATGGCGTCCCATACCGCTGATCTGGCGGTCAACTTCGGTCGGAGGGTTCGCAACCTTGTGGGTTCAGACCTTTATAGAGACGTTTTCCCGAACGTGGAGCTTCAAGCTGATAGCAAGTCTGCTAGCCGTTGGGGTACTAACTTTAATGGCGAGTATTTTGCTATTGGTGTTGGCGGTGCTCTGGCCGGTCGGGGCGCTGATCTTTTCATTATTGACGACCCTCACTCTGAGCAGGAAGCAAAGCAGGGTAGGGCGGATGTCTTCGAGCCAGCGTGGGAGTGGTTCCAGTCCGGTCCCGTCCAGCGACTGATGCCCGGTGGTGCGATCATCGTGGTGATGACGCGTTGGTCCAAGATGGACCTGACGGGCAAGATCATCGACCACATGACCAAGAACGACGATGCGGATCAGTGGGAGATCGTTGAGTTCCCAGCGGTGCTGAACGACAAACCGCTGTGGCCGGACTTCTGGACCATCGAAGAGTTGATGGGCAAGAAGGCTTCGATGGACGTGCGGTACTGGCAGGCCCAGTACATGCAGGAGCCGACCTCAGAGGAAGGTGCGCTCATCAAGCGTGAGTGGTGGCAGGTCTGGGAGAAGGACGAGCCGCCCATGGTCGAGCACATCATCATGTCGCTCGACGCCGCCCAAGAGAAGTCCAACCGCTCCGACTTCAATGCCCTGCTTACGTGGGGGGTCTTCTTCAATGAGGAGACCAAGAACTACAACATCATCCTGCTCAACGCTATCAAGCAACGACTGGAGTTCCCTGACCTTAAGGCCATGGTGCTGGAGGAGTACAAGGAGTGGAACCCGGACACGTTCATCGTTGAGAAGAAGTCCAACGGTGCTGCGCTCTACCAAGAGATGCGCCGCATGGGCGTACCGCTGTCCGAGTTCACCCCGGGCAAGGGGCAGGACAAGATTAGCCGTGTGAATGCAGTGTCGGATCTTTTCGCCAGCGGCATCGTCTGGGTGCCTGACCGGCGTTGGGCGCAGGAGGTTGTCGAGGAGTGCAACGACTTCCCGAGCGGCACCCATGATGACTTGGTTGACGCAACAACACTTGCGCTTCTGCGCTTCAGACAGGGCGGGTTCATCCGCCTACCCACTGACGAGCCTGTGCCGACAAAGTGGTTCAAGAGCCACAGGCGCGAGTCGTATTACTAGGAGATCTATAGATGGCCGTTGACAAAAGCCTGACGCAGGCCCCGATGGGTCTTGATGCCTTAGCTGCTCAAGAAGCTCCGCTCCAGATCGAGATCGTGGACCCCGAAGAGGTCCGCATCGGCGTTGATGGGATGATGATCGAGCTTGGCAAGGAGGAGCCTCGTGCGGAGGACTTCGATGCCAACCTTGCCGACTTCATGGGTGAGAACGAGTTGCAGAGCCTTGCCTCTGAGCTTTTGGGTCAGTACGAGACGGATCTCTCCAGTCGCAAGGACTGGCTCGACACCTATATCAAGGGTCTGAAGATCCTTGGCATCCGCTACGAAGAGCGCACCGAGCCGTGGCCGGGTGCGTGTGGTGTGTTCCATCCGCTTCTCATGGAGTCGGCGGTCAAGTTCCAGTCCGAGACGATCATGGAGACCTTCCCTGCGATGGGACCGGTCAAGACCAAAATCATCGGCAAGGAGACCCCTGAAAAGAAGGACTCGGCCATTCGTGTCGCTGATGACATGAACTATCAGTTGACCGAGGTCATGAAGGAGTACCGCCCGGAGCACGAGCGCATGCTGCTCTCCATGGCGCTCGCGGGTAACGCGTTCAAGAAGGTGTACTTCGACCCTGCGCTCAATCGCCAGACAGCGGTGTACATCCCGGCTGAGGACATCGTGGTGCCCTATGGTGCTGCGAACCTTGAGACGGCTGATCGTGTTACGCATCGCATGCGCAAGACCAAGAACGACCTGCGCAAGCTCCAGTATGCAGGGTTCTATCGTGACATCGACTTGGGCGACCCGGTCCGTACGATGGATGAGGTCGAGAAGCAGAAGGCCGAGGATCAGGGCTTCTCAGCCTCGATGGATGATCGGTTCCAGCTTCTTGAGATGCACGTTAACATCGATCTTCCGGGCTACCCGGATGTCGATAAGGACAACAACGAGACGGGGATCGCACTGCCTTACGTGGTGACGATTGAGAAGGGCACCGGAACAGTCTTAGCGATCCGGCGCAACTGGCGGGAAGATGATGACCTCAAGCTCAAGCGACAGCACTTTGTTCATTATGGTTACATCCCCGGGTTCGGGTTCTACTACTTTGGTCTCATCCACCTTATCGGCGGACACTCTAAGGCTGCTACATCACTTCTTAGGCAGCTTATCGACGCAGGAACACTCAGCAACCTACCGGGTGGTCTCAAGTCACGTGGCCTCAGAGTTAAGGGAGACGATACACCAATCGCTCCGGGCGAATTCCGTGACGTAGACGTGCCCTCTGGGGCTATCCGCGACAACATCCTGCCCCTGCCGTACAAGGAGCCGAGCCAGACCCTTGCCATGCTGATGGACAAGGTGGTCGAGGAAGGACGCCGCTTCGCTGCGGTGTCGGATCTCAAGATCTCGGACATGTCCTCGCAGGCCCCGGTCGGTACGACGCTTGCCATCCTTGAGCGTGTGCTGAAGGTCATGTCGGCGGTGCAGGCTCGCATCTACTACGCGATGAAGCAGGAGTTCAAGCTCCTTGCAGGCATCATCCGCGACAACACCCCGGACGAGTACTCGTACGAGCCGGAGGTCGGTGATCGCAAGGCGAAGAAGGCTGACTACGATGACGTTGATGTCATCCCGGTCAGTGATCCCAATGCAGCGACGATGTCGCAGAAGATCGTGCAGTACCAAGCTGTATTGCAGCTATCGCAGACTGCCCCGCAGATCTACGACATGCCGTATCTGCACAGGCAAATGATTGAGACTCTGGGCATCAAGAACGTCCAGAAGATCATCCCGACACCGGAAGATCAGAAGCCGGTGGACCCGGTAACTGAGAACATGAATGTCTTGAACTCCAAACCGGTCAAGGCGTTCTTGTATCAGGACCATGAGGCGCACTTACAGGTCCATCTGTCCGCAATCCAAGACCCGAAAGTCAAGGCGATGGTCGGACAGAATCCGCAGGCGCAGCAGATCATGGGCGCTGCCATGGCGCACATCATGGAGCACGTGGCGTTCCAGTATCGCAAGGAGATTGAGAAGCAACTCGGTGCTGCTCTGCCCCCGATGCCGGACGATGAGAAGGATGAGACCTATCTGCCTGAAGAGGTGGAGATTCAGGTCTCGCGGCTTTCTGCGCAGGCAGCAGCCAAGCTCTTGCAGAAAGATTTGGCCGAAGCCCAACAGCAGCAGGCCCAGCAGCAGGCTCAGGATCCAATCATCCAGATGCAGCAGCAGGAGCTTCAGCTTAGGGCGCAGGAGCTTCAGATCAAGCAACAGCAGTTGCAGATCGACGCGCAGCTTCGTCAAGCGGAGTTGCAGCGCAAGCAGCAGGAGATGCAACTCATGGCCGCTACCAAGGCTGATGAGATCCGCATCAAGGAACAGGAAGTTAGCAATCGTACGCAGCTTGATGCTGCGCGACTCGGTGTGGACATCCAGAAGCACAGGACCAACTTGTCTGCCAAGCAGCAGGCTGAAGGTGTGCGCATGGGCATCGACATCGCAAAACACAAAGATTTGACTTCTAGGGCAAATCAAACACCGAAAGGTGCAACTGAGGAGGAGTAATGGGTTACGCAAACGCTCTTGAGTACCTTGATTCAAAACTCAAGGAGGAGCGCGGTTTGATCGTAGAGAACCTGATTCAAGGCAAGCTTGAAGAAGGGGAATACAAGCGTCTATGCGGGGCGTTACAGGGTCTTGACCTCGCTAGCAATTACATCAAAGACCTTGCAAAGAGGATGGAACAAGAATGAGTGGCATTGACGTAGAGAAGACTCAGGAAGAAGCCGCTAAGGCCAAACTCCTGCCGGAGCCGAAGGGGTACCGAATCCTGTGCGCAGTGCCGCACGTGGAGGACGAGTACGACGGAGGCATCATCAAGGCCGAGGACACCAAGAAAGTCGAGGAACAGACCACTGTGGTGCTGTTCGTCGTCAAGCTCGGTGACCTTGCCTACAAGGATAAGGACAGGTTCCCGACCGGGCCATGGTGCAAGGAAGGCGACTTTGTTCTGACCCGACCCTACTCGGGCACCCGCGTGGTCATCCACGGACGGGAGTTCCGCATCATCAATGACGACACGGTGGAAGCGGTGGTCGAAGACCCTCGCGGAATCCGCAGAGCTTAAGGAGTAATAGTTATGGCTGGTGGATACGAGGAATTTAAGTTCCCCGACGAGCAGGCAAGCGCACCTGCTAAGGAGAACGAGTTCGATATCGAGATCGTTGACGATGTCCCTGCGGAGGATAAGGACCCCGTCACCGGTAAGCTGAAGGCTCCGATGCCCAAGGAGATCGTTGACGAGCTTGAGAACGATGACCTTGAGGAGTATTCCGAGAAAGTAAAGAAGCGGCTGGGCCAGATGAAGAAGGTCTGGCACGACGAGCGTCGGGCCAAGGAGGCCGCTGAACGGGAGAAGATGGAGCTTCTGCGGGTTGCTAAGCTGCGAGAAGATGAAAATCGTCAGCTAAAACAACGACTTACGAACGGAGAAAAGGTTTTTGCGCAAGAGATTTCTAAGGCTGCAACCAATGAACTGGCTGTAGCTAAGGACAAGCTCCGTCAGGCGTATGAGTCGGGTGATGCGGAAAAGATCACTGAAGCTCAGGACTACCTGACGGATGCGAAGTTAAAATTACGGGATGTAGAGCGGTACCGCCCCGCTTTACAACGTAATGAATCAAGTGTACAAAACATACAACAGGACCAAGCACCGCAAGTGCAGCAACCTGCCTTCGACTCTAAAGCCGAAGCGTGGAAGCAGAAAAACACTTGGTTTGGTGTGAACAAAGGTATGACCGCCTTTGCCCTTGGCTTGCACGAAGAATTGGTCGAGTCTGGCGTCGATCCGCGTAGTGATGACTACTACACCCGGGTGGACCAGACCATGCGTAAGCGGTTCTCGGATTATTTCGGGGATGTTGCTGAGCAAACGGTGGATAGGGAAGAAAAACCTGTCCAGCGCACGAAACCGGCTAATGTTGTTGCGCCAGTATCAAGGAGTACCGCACCACGTCAGGTCCGCCTGACACCGACGCAAGTTGCAATCGCTAAGAAGCTTGGCTTGAGCAACGAGCAGTACGCACGCGAACTTTTCAAACTGGAGAATGGCAATGGCTGAGAACAGACTCACACGTGAACTGGAAAATCGTGAATCGACGCAGCGGGTCAAGGATTGGACTCCACCCCAGACGCTCCCTGAACCAGAGCCGCAAGATGGGTGGGTATTTCGCTGGATTCGCATATCGATTATGGGTCAAGCGGACCCATCAAACGCTTCCGCTAAGCTCCGTGAAGGTTGGGAGCCTGTGAAGGCTGAAGACCATCCGGGGTTGATGCATCAAGCCGATCCGAACTCCCGATTCAAGGGAAACATCGAGATCGGCGGGTTGTTGCTCTGCAAGGCTCCTGCGGGACTCATGAAACAACGTGAGGACTTCTACGCCAATCAGGCTAGAGCGCAGGTCCAGTCTGTGGACAACAACTTCATGAGGCTGAACGATGAGCGGATGCCGCTGTTCAATGAACGGCGCTCCACGACTTCGTTCGGCAAAGGTAAATAATTCACTTTCAGGAGTATCAAATGGCTTATCCCACTGTTGATGCCCCTTATGGCCTGAAGCCGGTCAATCTGATCGGCGGCTTGCCGTTTGCGGGTGCTACTCGACAGATCGCGATTGGGAACAACTACGGCACTGCCATCTATAACGGCGATGTCGTGCAGTTGAACTCGTCGGGAAATGTCATCATCACGACCCTTCAGAACGACGCCAGCCCGATTGCGGGTGTTATCGGTGTGTTCCTCGGGTGCTCGTACACCAACCCGACCACGAAGCAGAAGCTCTTCTCGCAGTACTATCCCGGCAGCATTGCTTCCGACGATATCACTGCGTATGTCGCTGATGACCCGAACGCTCTGTTCAAGGTTGTCAACGTCACGAGCAACGTGGCGAACAGCACGACGGGCGGTCTCCTCCCGGCGTATGTCAGCCGCGCCAACTCGTTTGGCACCAATGCGGAACTCGTGCTCAACACGGGTTCGGCTACCACTGGTGACAGCAAGATGGGCGTGTTCATCAACAACGTGACGACTTCGCTGCCGTTCCGTGTTGTGGACATCGTGACGGATTCGGCGAATAGCTCGGGCAACATTGTCGAGTTCATCGTCAAGTTCAACGCCGGTTACCACGCGTATAACAACGCGTCGGGCACCTAATAGGGGGTTCTAAGAAATGGCTATTTCACGTGCACAACTTCTTAAGGAGCTGCTGCCCGGTCTGAACGCCCTGTTCGGTCTGGAGTACAAGCAGTACGGTGAGGAGCACAAGGAGATCTACGATACTGAGACCTCCGAGCGTTCCTTTGAAGAAGAGACGAAGCTCAGCGGGTTCTCCGCTGCTCCGGTCAAGCCGGAAGGTCAGGCGATTGCGTACGACAATGCGCAGGAAGCTTGGACTGCTCGTTACAACCACGAGACGATTGCTCTCGGCTTCTCCATCACGGAAGAGGCTGTGGAAGACAATCTGTACGACTCGCTCAGCAAGCGTTACACCAAGGCGCTGGCCCGTGCGATGGCGTACACGAAGCAGGTCAAGGCTGCGGCGGTCCTGAACAACGGCTTCTCGGCGTCCTACGTGGGCGGCGACGGCGTCTCGCTGTTCTCGACTGCGCATCCGCTTGTTTCGGGTGGCACCAACAGCAACCGCCCCGCAGTCGGCGCGGACCTGAACGAAACGTCGCTTGAGGCGGCGGTCATTCAGATCTCCCTGTGGACTGACGAGCGTGGTCTGCTGATCGCGGCCAAGCCGCGTAAGCTCATCGTCCCCCCGGCTCTGATGTTCGTTTCCAAGCGTCTGCTCGACACGGAACTGCGTGTGGCGACTGCGGACAACGACATCAACGCCCTCAAGGCGATGGGTTCGATTCCGGAAGGCTACTCGGTCAACCACTACCTGACGGACACCAATGCGTGGTTCCTGACCACGGACGTGCCGAACGGTATGAAGCACTTTGTCCGTACGCCGCTCCAGAACAGCATGGACGGGGACTTCGACACCGGCAACGTCCGGTACAAGAGCCGCGAGCGTTACAGCTTCGGCTGGTCGGATCCGCTGGGCATGTTCGGTTCTCCGGGCGCGTCCTGATGAGACTGGGAAGGGGGGCTTCGGCCCCCCTTTCCTTTTAGGTGGCCTAGGCGTATATAGGGTCTATCGGGATTAAATGCTTACCAGACAGACCCGACTGACGACATGCAGACTGGTAAGCGCAACTCGCATGTGAGGTAATTTGAAATGGCGAATACTACTTTTACAGGACCGGTTCGTTCCCAGAACGGCTTTCAGTCCATCTCGGTCAACAGCACCACGGGTGCCGTTACCGTCAACTCGTCCTTCGGCACCGACGTTGTTCTGAGCGCCCAGTCGCTTTCGGGCGCTGGTGCGGTGGACATCACCAACGCGTTTACGTCGCTCACCACGACGGGTGCGGCGCAGGCCCTGACCCTTGCTGACGGCAGCGTCGGTGAAGTCAAGGTCATCGTCCATACGGTCGATGGCGGTTCGGCGGTCCTGACCCCGACCACGAAGATCGGCTTCAGCACGGTCACGTTCACTGCGGTGGGCGACAGCGTCATGCTGATCTACACCTCGGCTGGCTGGGCGATTATCGGATCTCGCGGCGTCACCATCGCCTAATAGGAGCCGCTAAATGGCTATGCAAACAGATGTATTAGCCAGCGGTGTCCGAACGACCGATGGGCAGTTGCAGGATCAGGCCGGGAATAACCTCGGGCGAGTCCGTGTAAAGTCTGTCTACATCGTTCCTGCTGCTGGTGCAGGTAGTGTGGTGTTCAAGGACGGCGGGGCCTCCGGTACAACCCGGCTGACGCTTAATACCCTCGCTTCGTCTACTTGCCCGTACTACATGCTGCTGCCGGGTGAAGGCGTACTGTTCCAGACCGATGTGTACGTGGATGTCACGACCATCGGCTCGGTAATGGTGTTCTATGCCTAAAACCCCTGCGTGGCAGCGCAAGGAAGGGAAGAACCCTGCTGGCGGCTTGAACGCCAAAGGCAGGGCTTCCTATAACCGCGCTAATCCCGGCAAGCCGGGTCTCAAGGCCCCTCAGCCCGAGGGTGGCGCACGTAAGAAGTCGTTCTGTGCCCGTATGACGGGCATGAAGCGGAAACTCACGAGTGCGAAAACGGCTAATGATCCGGATAGCCGGATCAATAAGTCGCTTAGAGCGTGGAAGTGTTAAGGCATGGACATGCTCGTCTGGAACATAGCCTTAACTGGGCTTGTTGCTTTTATCGGGTACGTCATGAAAGAAAAGTCTGACGAACTCCATCGTGTAGGTATCTTGCTTAACAAGACCCGCGAAGAAGTGGCAAGAGACCATATTACTCGTGCGGAAGTCCGTGAGGACATGCGGCAGTTAATCGACCGGCTGGAGAAGCTTGATCAGAAGATCGACAAGCTAATAGCAAATGCCCAGTAAATCCGCAAAACAACATCGGTTGATGGCGATGGTTGCTCACGACCCCAAAGCAGCCAAGCGTCTAGGTATCCCTCAATCTGTGGGTCGTGACTATGTTGAGGCCGACAAGGGCCGCAAATTTGGTTCTGGAGGACCTATGAAAGAGTCAAAGGCGATGATGAAGAAGGAAGTGTCGTTCATGAAAAAGAAGGGCGCTCCGAAGTCCATGGTCAAGCACGAGATGGCTGAGATGGGCATGAAGGGTGGCGGTATGGCCGACAAGATGGGCCGTGCGCTCGTCAAGAAGAGTGCGGCTGGCCGTGCCATGATGGGCTACAAGGAAGGCGGCTCGGTCTACCGTACGGCTGCTGACGGCATCACTGCTCGTGGCAAGACCAAGGGCAAGATGGTCAAGATGAACATGGGCGGTAAGTGCTAATGAAGCCCCCCAAGTTCGGCCCGAGGTACGGGTTTAAGAAGTTTGCTGAAGGAGGCCCTCCCAAGGCAAAGACACCCGCTAATCCTAGTGCTAACGAGGACATCAAGCCGCCAAACACGCCTGAGCGGCGTAAGTTCTTGGCTGAGTCTGCGGCTCAGCGTAGGCAGGAAGCTGCCGCCGCTGCGCAACGTGCTGCCGAAGTTGAAGCTCGTAGCAAGGCCAAAGCTGCCCAGCGCAGTAAGGATGCAGCAACGATGAAGACGCAGGCTGAAATGGATCGCAAGATGCAGGAAGCCTACCAGCGTTTCCAGAATAGCTCTGAGAATGACTCTCCGGGCTACAAGCGGGGCGGCAAGGTCAAGAAGTACTCTGGCGGCGGGTCCGCTTCTAAACGTGCAGATGGCTGTGCGGTGAAGGGTAAGACCCGAGGGAAGTTCGTCTAATGATGCCGTCACGCGGTATGGGAGCGATGGCCCCCGGCAAGATCCCCCGTGCCAGACGGCGCGGGGATGACAAGCCTGTTGAGGGGACGGGCAAGCCCATCCGCACCTACGCAAAGGGTGGTGAGAGCAAGGTCAACGAGGCCGGTAACTACACCAAACCCGGTATGCGTAAGGCGCTCTTTGAGTCGATCAAGGGACGGGCTGTGCAGGGTACCAAGGCAGGTCAGTGGTCAGCGCGTAAGGCACAGTTGCTGGCGAAGCAGTACAAGGCCAAAGGCGGCGGGTATCGCGGATGAAAGCCCCACAGCAGTCCCTGAAGGCGTGGACGCAGCAGAAGTGGAGAACCAAAAGTGGTAAGAGATCTTCTGACACGGGTGAAAGGTATCTTCCAGAGGCTGCTATCAAAGCCCTCTCCCCCGCCGAGTACGCCCGTACCACCGCCGCCAAACGTAAAGGCAAAGCGCAAGGCAAGCAGTTCGTTGCTCAGCCAAAAGGCGTTGCTGCGAAAACGCGCAGCTATCGGCAAGCGGGTAAAGGGTAAAAAGTAATGGCCGACAAGACTACAGCCACAACCGACTTTAACCTCGATCTCAACACTATTGTTGAAGAGGCGTTTGAGCGTTGCGGTGCGGAACTGCGCACGGGCTACGATCTGCGTACGGCCAAGCGTAGTCTTTCTCTGCTGCTGATGGATTGGGCGAACCGGGGTATCAACCTCTGGACGCTGGAGCAGGGCACCCACGTTCTGACCTACAACGTCGGTACCTACGACCTGCCGGTCGATACGGTGGACTTGCTTGACCACGTGATCCGAACGGGTACGGGGACCAACCAGCAGGACATCAACATCAGCCGGATCTCCTCCAGCACCTACGTATCAATCCCTAATAAAAACGCTACAGGACGCCCAATCCAGATTTGGATTAATCGCCGCACAGGTGCTACTGGGGCAGACAACGTAGTGGTCTACCCGCAGTTCACGGTCTGGCCGAAGCCGGACAACAGCACTACTTGGACGCTGTACTACACCCGGCTGCGCCGGATGTTCGATGTGGGCAATGGCTCCAACGGTCAGGACATCCCGTTCCGCTTCCTGCCTTGCATGGTGGCTGGTCTTGCATACATGCTCTCCATGAAGATCCCGGGAGCAGAAGCCAGAACGATGACCCTCAAGGCCCAGTACGACGAGGCATGGGATCTAGCCGCAGGAGAAGACCGGGAGAAGGCGGCGGTACGGTTCGTGCCGCGTGAGAGCTTCTTGGGAGGCTACTAGTGCCGAATCGTTTCGCAAGCGGCAAAAACGCTATCGCGGAATGCGACCGGTGCGGCTTCCGCTACAAACTGCGCCAGTTGAAGTCGTTGGTCATCAAGACCAAGAACGTCAACATCTTGGTTTGCCCGGAGTGCTGGGAGCCGGACCAGCCGCAGTTGTCGCTGGGCCTGTACCCGGTGGATGACCCGCAGGCGCTGCGCAACCCGAGGCCCGACCTGAGCTACTACGAACCCGGGAACGACGGTGCCGGGGGTAGTAGAATGATCCAGTGGGGCTGGAACCCGATTGGCGGTGCCCGTGCGGACGATGCAGGATTGACCCCGAATTATCTCGTATCCGCCGGATACGTAGGCGATGTAACGGTCGTAGTGACCTAGGAGACTGTGATGGACGCTAAAGCAATGCTTAAGAGGCATATGGCAAAGGGCAAGGGCGCTCACCCTGACGCAGACGTTAAGAAGATGCGTGCGGGTGGCAAGACCAATGCCGAGATGAAGAAGTACGGGCGCGGCATGGCGAAGGTCATGAATCAGCGTAGCCCGATGCGCGGCTCTTCTGGCCCGAGGTAATCACCATGGGTAAGCCTGATTTCAAGTTTATGGATTGGGATATGAACCCAATCGGTAAGTACAAGCAGCCTGAACCGAACAACGAGTCTACGGGTGAGAACGGTTACCCTGAGAAGGACGTAAACCGTGGCGTTACGCACTCCGATATGCAGGGTGCTGGCGCTGCCACCAAGGGCAAGAAGTTCGTGTCTCAGATCAACCTGCTCAACAAGGGCAAGTATAGCTCTGGCTGGTAAGAGATGAACTACTCGACCCTCGTCACGTTGATACAACAGTACTGCGAATCGACGGAATCGTCGTTCGTAGCGAACATTCCTACGTTCGTGCAACTTGCTGAGGAGCGCGTATACAACTCTGTCCAGATCCCTGCGGTTCGGCGTAACCAGATCGGTACGCTGACTCCTAGCAACAAGTACTTGACCTTGCCGGGTGATTGGCTGGCTACGTTCTCTTTGGCGGTAATCAATCCGACCACGAACGCGCAGGAGTTCTTGTTGGACAAGGATGTGAACTTCATCCGCCAGTCCTATCCAGACCCGAACGATACCGGCGTACCCAAGTACTACGCCATCTTCGATGCCAATACGTTTATCTTGGGGCCGACGCCTGATAGCAACTATCAGGTCGAGATGCACTATTACTACTACCCCGAGTCGATAGTCACGGCAGGTACTTCTTGGCTCGGCACCAACTACGAGAACGTGTTGTTGTACGGGTCGCTGCGTGAGGCTTACACCTACTTGAAGGGTGAGGCTGACATGATGCAGTACTACGAGCAGAAGTATCAGGAAGCCATACAGCAGTTGATGCGCCTTGGCGATGGCTTGAACCGCCGCGACTCGTACCGGTCCGGGCAGGTTAGGGTACCGGTGACCTCATGATCTTCCAGACCCAGACATTGAGTTTCCGGGCTGAACTGCCGCAGGCGGTGCATAACCTGCTGACGGATACGATCAAGTTGGCGCTGTACACCAGCAGCGCCTCGCTCAATGAGGACACCACGGTCTACTCCACGACCAATGAAGTTGTGGGTACCGGGTATTCGGCTGGCGGTATTGTGCTGACTGGCGCAACCATCAGCACTGCGAACAACATTGTCTACGTCAACTTCAACAACGCTGTGTGGACCCCGGCGTCTTTCACGGCTGCTGGTGGGTTGATCTACAACGCCAGCAAGAGCAACAAGTCGATAGCGGTG